ATCATCTAAGGAAAGAACAAATTGGGAAGCACCGTGATCTAAACAAATTTGCTTTTTATTTTCATTATTATCAACAGCAATAATTGGACACGCACTTTTCATAGCAGCTGCTTGAATTAGATTAAGTCCAACTCCACCACAACCAATCACTGCAATACTTTCACCAAATTTTAGGTCAATTTCATTATCAATGATTCCCATAGCAGTTGTCAATGCACATCCAAGAATAGCACATAATTCTGGCGGAGTATCTTGAGGTACTGCAGTAACTCTATTTTCAGAAACAATGGAATATTCACTCAATGTGGTAACTTTACCACTACTCATAGATTTTCCGTCCATAATATAAGATGGAAAGGGAGCTTCAATTCCAGATCCTGGACGCCAATGCATTACAACTTTATCTCCAACTTTAACAGTTGTAACACCAGGTCCAATTTCTTGAACAATCCCACACCCTTCGTGACCCATTAAGTGAGGAAGAAATTTTTCATTTCCTTTATATCCTTTAATTTCATGAATTTGAGCACCGCACAAACCACTCATCAAAATTTTTACTAATACCTGACCAACTTTCAATTCAGTAAGTTCTACATCTTTAATTGATAGTGGTGAGTTAATTTTTTCTAAAACAGCTGCTTTCATTTTTTTCAGTTAATGTATTTCCAATTTTTATTGCAATGATCTTTCATATAAGAGAAATCATTTGCTCTATTTTCTGGTGTTGGTTTAGCATAAATGTAAACATTTTCCAGATTAAGTTTTTCTAAAATGTAGTAAGTTGAAGTTTCAACTGTATGAATTTCCACCGCATTTTCAAAAATTTTGGTCCAATCAAATAAATTCACGCCCTCATAAAAATCCATATAAACATTTGGATAATCATTGGTAGGTAAAAGATCCTCTCTCTTTCCATAATTGGGATAAGTTCCACAATTATTATTGATCAAGTTATATGGTTTTGTAATATCTAAACCAACCTTTTCAATCAAAGCATTTTCTCTTTCATCACTACGTCTAAAATTAAAAAAATCTTTCCAATCATAATAATCAACATTACAAAAATCATATTTCATATGACCGTGTGCCAAATGATTATTATGACATTTGCAAGTCTTTTGAACATAATCAGAAGTTTGTAGAGGTACAAATAGATATTCATCAGTTTGCACCATATACAAACTATTAGAATTATAAACTTCTTTATAAGGAAAATTCAAAGTTTCGTCAATAAACTCAACACCTTCAGCAATCATATAATCCTTTAAGTAAGAATATGTTGATGCTACCGGCCAAATAACTTTATTATATTCAGTTTCTGTTCTAATAGATTGGGCGATTTTTTGGCAGAAAAAAATGTCTCCTATTCCTGCCGGTTGTTTAATAATACAAACTTTATCACTCATTCAATATAAGCTCCAATAACATAATCCTTATGATCATTAATTGTTTGATATTCAACAATTTTGTAATCCGGATTAATAGAAAGTATTTTTTGTTTTAATTCTTCTTTATTTTCGGAAAAATAAACAGGAACATCATCTATCAAAATACTATGATTTTTGATAGGAGAAGATGCAATAATATCTAGTTCTTCAAAAGTTGGAACTCCTCCACCTTCACCGTGAGCATCTAGCCAGAACAAAGATTTTTGATCTAGGTTACCAACAATTTCTGGAAAACAACTCAAAGATGTTCCATTCCAAAGATATACATTTTCATTGTCTTTAAACTTATCCATACAATGATTAAATCTATCTTCCATTATTTCGCAACTAAAAATTTTTTCAAATCCAAGTTCAAGGGCAACATCAACACTTCCACCAAGATGAGTTCCTGTTTCAACAAAATACTTACAGTCTTTTTTGATACCAAGGTCCTCATAAATGTAATGCATTGGATTTTTTCCTTCTGCAGCTGCTTTATTGTAAAGTTCTCTTGTCATGAAAAATAATTCTCCCAGATAAAATCTTCTAATACTTCCATTTTTTTAGTTCTTTCTAAATTGTCTTTGATTGCATCCATTTTACTATAATAAAGTTCATCGGATACATCAAACTCTTCACTGAGATCAATGATCCCATCTTTATTGAAATAGTCTCCAATATTAGGAGCACCATAGTAAACAGGAATAGTTCCTGTTGCAAAACAATCTAAAAGTTTTTCTGTAAAATATGTTTCATAAGATGCATTTTCAATTGCAATTGAGAACATATAATCACACAGTCCTTCCTCTTTTGTTGCAATTTCAGTTTCAAAACCACGACCATAAAAATCCACTTGATCTTTAAGTCTATCAACCCACTCAAGACGTTTGCGATGACCCTCACACATATTTTTATTTGATGCGATCATAGAGATCATCTTAGTTTTTTCATAAACCTTGAGTTCTTTGATCCAAGTTCCTTGTGCAGGAACCCATTTAAACTTGGTTGGATCGATGCTAATCAACTCTTGATTGTGAGTAAAGATAGTATCAAAAGTTTCTAAAACCAGGTTGGAATTCATTTTGATCCAATCTGTAACCTGAGGAATAATGGCCATAGATTCAAGAATCCAAGCATACTTAGGTCCTGTTACTTCATCTTGAAATGCCATTCCTAAGGCACCATCAATATAAAAAGTCCCTTCACCAGTTCCGTCTTGAACCCAGTCTACACATTTAGACTTCTTTCCCCACACAGAGTATCCATAGTTACCTCCGTGAGTTGCAGTAAATGTATCTCCTACAATATTAAACTTATGCTTTTGCATTAATTTGCTCCGAGATCCAATTATAAGTTTTACGAATACCTTCTTCAAGAGTTTGTGAGTAATCCCATCCAAGTTTCTCACGAATAAGATCGTTATTCGAGTTACGACCACGAACTCCAAGAGGACCATCAATATGATTCTTTTCTACTACTTTACCAGCAACTTTAGCAGCAGTGTCTACAAGTTGATTGATAGTCACCATTTCTTCAGAACCAATATTAACTGGCCCAATAAAGTCACTATCCATCAATCGGCGTGTTGCTTCGATACATTCATCAATGTACAAGAAGGAACGAGTTTGTTTACCATCACCCCAAACTTCAATTTCTCCACCATCAGAAGAAAGTTCTGCTACCTTACGACAAATTGCTGCAGGAGCTTTTTCACGTCCACCTTTCCAAGTTCCTTCGGGACCAAAGATATTATGATACCTGGCAACACGTACAGGAATATTATAATTGCGATTATAGGCAAAATAAAGGCGTTCTGAAAAAAGTTTTTCCCAACCATACTCAGAGTCTGGATTAGCTGGATATGCAGATTCTTCACGGCAATCAGGATTATCAGGATCTAATTGATTATGTTCTGGATACATACAAGCAGATCCAGAATAGAAGATCTTAGTTTGATAATCTAATACTGGACGAACACAGGCAGTGCCGTTATCAACGCCATTAAAAGTTTCATTCAATTGACGTTGTGCTTCAAGAACATTCAGATTAACAGACACTGAGTTGTGCATAATGTCTGCATCATTCTCACCAGTGAAAACAAACCCCGCACCACCCATATCTGCAGCAAACTGATAGATTTCGTGGAAAGGAAGAATATAACGATAAGGAACTGAGTTGTAAAAGTTTCCTTGATCTCCTTTAAATTCAATAACACGCCGAACAAAACTTAGATCACGAAGATCTCCTTGGACAAATTCATGTGCTTCAGTTTGTGAAAACTCAGGATACTTAAGATCTACGCCACGAACCCAATAACCTTCTGCTCGCAGTCTCTTTACCATATGACTTCCAATGAACCCACCAGCACCAAGTACAAGTGCTGTTTTTGTATATTGACTCATAAAATAATCTAAACTCCTTTTATGTATTCTATTAATAATCTAGTATTTTGTCAATCAACAGTGTATGAAAGATTTTCTTCTAGGCATCCTTGCCAAGCCATCATAAGAACTCTTTCAAACCAATGTGCCTCTATTGGATTATTATTGTAATCGGTATAGTCCATCATTTTTTTATAGAAGTTTTTACTATACTTTAAAATACATTCTTTTGGAACTGTGTAATTAGCACCAGGAGCAAAGGATAGAAATTTTGGAATTGTTTCGATGACAAATAAATCTTTCATAAAGTCACTTAAAGATTTTATTCTTGGATAAACTTTTATTTGCTTTATTTCTTCTTCTCTTTCCTTCTCTATTCTTTCTTCCCATTCCATTGGTTGAGCAAACCAGTTATCATTTACCAAATTCTCAAAATAAGAATCAACAGCTGCACCACCATCAATAGGAACAAACCATTCAGATTTCAAAGCATAGATAAACTTTTTTTCTGTTGTATATGCTTTTTGCTGAAGCATTTGAGAAAATAAATTTCCTTTAATTAATATAACAAGATCTGGAAGATCATCATAATTTTCAACAATATATCTACCATAATCATAAATGTTAGAACCAACATTTGGTGATTGTATTACTGCCCCTAAATGATTGATTTTATTCTTGTTAGGATAATCTTCAGGAGTTCTATCGTAAATGATAGTATTTTTTGGAGAAAATCCATACTCATATGTCATTGTCAACCACTCTAGATCATTATTAGAATGATTGCTAACAACAATTTTTTTAGTTTTACTCATCTCATAGTAAGTTTTATATTTTTATATTATACAAAAAAAGAGGAGTTTATGCAACTCCTCTTATGTAACTCAGGCTCGCCACTTGCCCTTTGACTGGAGGCAAGAAACCAGGCGGGAGTTGATTCCCATCCGCACCACTTGCTCTTAAAAGGAAAAGCAAGAAACCTAAGGGGTCATTTGACTCCACCACTTAGTTTTATGAAACTAAGAAAAGTTGGGTTAACTTTGATATCTCGGTAATACCAAAGAATGCACATAAAAATAATACATCCCAAAGTTTGAGTTTAATAGCAAAAGGAACTGTGAGCAAACCTCCAATAACTTTTATCATTAAACCGTATTTAAATTCTCCCCATAACATAGTTTGATAACCAATTATAAGAAGAATGTTTCCAATCCACCGAAGTAAATCAGACTTAGACATAAGGGGTTTTGCTCCCGACCAGTGCTGTTAAAGTCCATCCGTGACTATTTACTCATCATCATCTCTCACATAACAAGGAACGCGATCTGGATCTAACCATTTCGCATATTCAATATCTTCCATTGCAGTAGAACATTGTAGAACATTATCAAAAAGATAAATGTCATTCCAGCGTTTAGTGTATTCGTTTTGTTTTTGCATACGGTAATCAGGTTTACCGTTGATCTCAAGAATACCAACTTCTACAAATCGATATCCTTCACGCTCCAAAAGAACTTTAGGAAGTCGTGTTGTCATGCAACCTCAATGGATTCAAGATCAGCAAGAACGTATTCCATAAGCATCTCATAATCATCCAAGGGATCACCAGAGAACACTACACCTTCATTCTCATAAAAACGACGAACCTTTTTGTAGAGTTTCGGATTCTTTACATCAAGGTAGAAGTCGCCATTTGCTGCGCCGCGAAGGGTTTGAACGTCTTTCTTGAATTTTGCTGTGAGAGTCATTGTTTTGAATGTTGACCTTAGTATTATAAGGGTTTGACTTGGAGAAGTCAAGGTGGACAGTAGAGTTTCTGTCCTATGCAGGTTGTGGGGATCGAACCCACCTTAGCCGAATTATGAGTTCGGTGCTTTCAACCAGAGAGCTAAACCTGCAAGGTAGGACTGCTGAGACTTGAACTCAGTTCACACCGTTATAAGCAGTGGGCCTTAACCCATAGGCGACAGTCCCTTAAGACCAGATCTAGTGTAGAGGACCTGGAACTCTAGGTCAAGAACCTTCTTCGTGGTCGGTGTGTATTCGTATCACATCGTCGTCCACATTAGATTCTACTGCAAACTTTATGGTCTCGTTGTATGGAACTATCACTGCACTTCTTTCTCCATCGGTAATGATAAATGATTCACCATTCTCTACTCTTTCTATTAGATTGTCAAAATCTGCTTGAAACTCTTCAACCGTAAATCTTTGGAGATCTGAAAGTTCTGAATACATTTTCATAAAGTGAAGTTTATGAGTCGGAACGATAGGATTCGAACCTACGGCCACTCGCTCCCAAAGCGAGTGCTCTACCAAACTGAGCTACGTTCCGTTATTTGTTCTATGTATAAACATAATACCAGCAAATGGTACGACTGTCAACCCACATCCACAAAGAAAAAGAAAGAAAGGACTTGCTGCTAGTGTCTCAACAAGATGAAAAATCATCTTCCCCTCCAGTTCTTGTATTCATAATACAGGTATTGGTCTACTTCGTCAAGCCCCTGTAGAGGTGGATTAACTTCCCAAGTAGACCATTCTTTGCAAAACTGTTTAATATCTATATTGTTTACAATACTGTGGCCGTACATTCTCACAAAAGCAGACATTGCAAACTGATATCTCTGATCAGTTTGTGTATGCATTGTTAAGTCCCCAGTAAATCCACACACTAATTATAGAGACGTATATTGCTGTTAGTGTTAAGAGTGTTTTAGTCATCTTCTTCGTCCTCGTAAGTTGATGGTTCTTCAAAGAGTTCATCCATTTTCTGCTGGAGAACTCTTTGGTATAGTTCTTGTAAGTCTTCTTCTGTGAATCTTACCATTCTCTCTATAAGGATATTTTTAACCAGGGTAATAGAGGAGGAATAACACCAACTAATCTTAAAAGTCCCTCAGCAAATAAAGCAAGAACCACCCAACCGACGCACATACTAATGATAGAAGCATTACGGTTGTGTCTTCTGATAGCATCATCGATCATCTCCTGAACTTCAGAACGTGTAATAAATTCTTCTTGTTCATGCATCATTTCTCATCTCCAAGAAACTTTGCGAGAGGATCTCTTCGGGTTTTTACAATCTCACATGCTCGATAATAAAACATGTTTTCAGTGTTGCCAGAAGCTTCAAATGTTGCCTTGATCTTCACCCAATTATCATAGGTGTGTTGATCCATAGGTTTGTCCCTGTGATACTACTATATACTAATCACGGGTATTTCAACGGCAACCTTTTGTGTTCATTTAGTAACACTGTTGAAGGAATTATTAAATTTGTAACTTTTCTAAACGGAAAGTCAGGGATTCGAACCCTGGGAGGTGTGACCCTCGCTGGTTTTCAAGACCAGTGCCATAAACCACTCGACCAACTTTCCAATAGGAGGTTCAACGAACCTCAAAATCCAAACGCTTTACTTTGCGTTGGCGTCTTGCCTCTTGCCAAGCAATATCTTGTGAAGTCAGAACATTTGATTTTTGTTCTTTCTGAATAGAGTTTAACATAACAATACGAGATAAGTCAACTGCCGAAACTTTATCCCCACGGATAGTTGCCATATTAGGACATCCACATGTTACTGTTTTTGATGGGTGTCCTGTTAATTCTTTATTGCAATCTTTGCATCTTATTGAAATCATTATTCTTCATCCTAATCATTGCAGGTGTGCTCTCAACTGCCAAACAAACTTACCGTGAGATTCCATTAAATCTTGAACTAAATTTGCAGTGGCATATGATTTTTGATTTTCAGACTCTTCCG